AGACAATTACAGTTTGGTGATTCAGGAACATTTATCAGACAAGAAGCTGATGGTGTATTAGATTTAACCTCTGATACAGAAATAGAATTAAACGCAACAACACTAGACATAAACGCTAATGTTGATATTTCAGGAACACTTACAGTAGCAGGAGCCTTAGACTTTGGAGATGCAGCTATTAGTAATGTAGGTGCTCTTCAATTAGATAGTATAGCTGGTGACGCAGATACTAATACATCTATTACTTTCTCAGGTTCAGATGTAATCACAGTCGCTACAGGTGGTTCAACAGCTCTTACAGTTGACGCAAGTCAAAGAGTTGGAATCGGAACTACTTCACCTTCTAGTAAACTTCAAGTGATTGGAGCTATACAATCTGCTGATGGTAGTGGAGGTTCTGCTACATTGAGTAGCACTGGAAGTATAGAACTAAAAAGAAGTGGTGGTGCATTTATAGATTTTGCGACTGGTTCAGATGAAGATAAAGATTGCCGTATAATTCAATCTTCTAATGGATTAAACTTTGAAACTGGAGGAGAAGGCTCAACTGCAGTAGGCCTGTCGATTGATTCAAGTCAAAAAGTAAGTATAGGGGCTGGGAGTCCATCAGGTAAACTTCATGTCTATGGTCATACAAGTAGCGTAGCATCAATATTTGAATCGAGTGGAAACGGAGATACGGTACCAGTACAACTGAAAGTAAAAGCCAATGACGGAACTACATCTACCCAAGGTCTTTATGGTAATGCAGGTTCGGGTTCAGCAAATAACACAATTACATTAGGTAATGGTTCAAATGACGGCTTAACTATTGATGCTTCAGGTCAGGCTGAATTTAAAGGGTCAGGTAATTTATTGACACTTAATGCATCAAGTGGTGTTGCTTATCAAAAATTCGCAGAGAATGGAACTAGTAGATTTTTCTTAGCAACTTTAAATGGTTCTGATGGTTTAGCTTTCGTAGACGCAGATGGTGGTACAGAAAGGTTTCGAATAAACCAAGATGGAACTTTATTACCAGGTGCAAATAATTCTTATAATATTGGGTCTAGTTCATTAAGAATTTCAGTTTTATTTACAGCAAATGCAGTTAATGTTTCAGACCAAACTTTAAAAAAAGAAATTGAAGACTGCGATTTAGGTCTAAGTTTTATTAATAGTTTACAACCTAAATCATATAAAAATAAATTAAGTGCAGATGAAGATTTACCAAATACTCATACTGATTATGGTAGAAAACATTATGGTTTAATCGCACAAGATTTAAAAGATGGTACTCTAAAAGATTCAGTTTTCGGTACAAAAGATGGTGAATATAGTTTAGCTTATAATGATTTAATCGCACCATTAATAAAAGCATTACAAGAAGCTGATGATAAGATAGAAGCTTTAGAGGCAAGAATAACAACATTAGAGGGATAAAATGGACTTAGAAACAGGTCATATAATTTGGAACTTAATACTAACACTTATAGTTGGTCCTTTTTTATGGGTAATTAAGTCTATAATGGATGAACAAAAAAGACAAGACATTCTCATTAATAAAACAAGAGAAGAAATGGCGAGAGATTATGTATCAAAAACAGAAATGAGAGAGGATATGAATCGCATAATCACTTCAATAGAAAAAATAGACGAAAAGCTAGATAGAATAAGCGAAGCGGCGGCAAGAGAATATAGACTGTAAAGTTTATATAAATACATACTATGGCGATACCAAATTCAAAAGCAACATTATTATCATATTGTAAGAGACAATTAGGTGCTCCTGTTGTTGAAATAAATGTAGATGATGACCAAGCAGATGATATTTTAGACGATGCATTACAGTTCTTTTCAGAATACTGTTATGACGGTTCAAAAAGAACATATCTAAAACATCAAATTACATCTACAGAGATTTCAAATCAGAAGACCAATTCAAGTCTAACATCATCAACAAGTGGTGGTTCAGATAGTGGTGCGACAACATGGTTAGAAGGTAATAATTATATCGAGTTACCAGAGAGTGTCCTATCAGTTATAAGAGTGTTTCCTTTTGTAGACAAGCAAAATATCAATATGTTTGATTTAAGGTATCAGTTAAGACTTAATGACTTGTATGACTTAACATCAACATCTATCATCTATTATGAACAAGTTCAACAACATATAGGTTTATTAGATAGACTTCTAGTCGGTGACAATCCACTAAGACATAGTAAACATGGAAACAGATTATACATTGATATGGATTGGAACAATATCAATGCTGGTGAATTTATAATTGTTGAAGCACATAGAAAATTAGACCCTACAACATTTACAGATATCTATAACGATATCTTTCTTAAAAAGTATGCCACAGCAAAACTTAAATTACAATGGGGTCAAAATCTAATTAAGTTTGATGGCATTCAGTTACCTGGTGGTGTAACATTAAATGGTAGACAGTTAGTTGACGACGCAAAAGAAGAGATAGCGAAATTAGAAGAAGATGTAAGACTGAATTATGAGTTACCAGTTAATGACATCATAGGGTAATTATGGCAACAAATGTATTTTTTGACCAAGCAGTAAAGACAGAACAAAATCTAGTTGAAGATTTAGTTGTTGAATCTTTACGCATGTATGGTCATAATGTCTTTTATTTACCAAGAAACATAGTTAGTGAAGACCAACTTTTAGGTGAAGCTCCTGTATCATCTTTTGAAGACGCTTACGAAGTAGAAATGTATCTAGAGGGTGTCGAAGGATTTGAAGGTGAAGGAGATTTATACTCTAAGTTCGGTGTAGAAGTTAGAGACCAAGCGACTTTTGTTTTATCACGAAGAAGTTGGGAAAGATTCGTATCACTTGATACTAATTTAGCCACAGGTTTAAGACCGAATGAAGGAGATTTAATTTATTTTCCTTTATCAAAAAGTTTATTTGAAATTAAGTTTGTTGAACATGAGAATCCATTCTATCAACTAGGTAAACTATATGTATTTAAAATGCAGTGTGAACTGTTTGAATACTCTGGTGAGAAGTTTGATACTTCTGTAGCTGACCTAGATGAAGGTATAGAATTAGCACAAGGTCAAGCTGTAGAACTTACATTACAAAATCTCACAGCAGCGAGAGACTTCGTTGTTGGTGAAACTATATCTCAAATGGTGGCACCAAATGTCGTAGTATCTGGTGTAGTATCAGCATGGAGTGAATCATCAAATAAACTTACTGTAAGTTCAATTACATCTACAAACGCAGACTTTACAAGTTTCTTAGCTACAGATACAACTGAGGGATATATTCTTACAGAAGAAGACTCTCCAGCAGGAGTTCAAGCTGATAGAATAGTTACACAAGATGGTGACTTTATAGATTTTGAAAACGGAACAGCATCTAGAACAATACCATCATTTATTACTGATGGTTCAACAGGTACATCTAATATAGCTTACGAAGCAGGAACAGTTGCAGATTCTATACTACTTGAAGACGGAACAGATACAGATAGAGACCAAGAATTTGACCATATAGTTCTAGAAACAAGTTTATCCTCAGACAGAAGTATTACAAGTGTTGGTAGTGACCAGACATTACCTACAGACGCGGGGGCATTTAATCTTGAGTTTGAAACAGACGCTGATGGTATTATAGACTTTAGTGAATCAAATCCATTTGGTGAGGCTACATAATGTTTGGAAATCATTTTTATCATTCAACAATAAAAAGAGCTGTGTCAGTTTTTGGAACACTATTTAATAATATTAGTATTCAAAGAGCAGACGGAAGTTTTATTAAAGTACCTTTAGCCTATGGTCAAAGACAAAAATTTATCGCTAGATTACAACAACAAGCTGGTTTAGGGTTAGACGGAGAACCAAGAACAGCCATATCTTTACCAAGAATGGCCTTTGAACTTACTTCAATAGAGTATGATTCAACAAGAAAATTAAATAAGAAACTTCATTACAAGAAAGCCAATGATGATGACCCGACAGTAATGAGAAAACAATTCGCACCAGCACCATATAACTTAGGTTTTGAATTACACGCTTTAGTTAAGAATACAGATGACGGTCTACAGATTATAGAACAAATTATGCCTTTCTTTACACCAGATTATACTGTAACAATTCATACAGTTCCTTCAATAGGAG